ACGGAGAACGAAAAAGAACCAGTAACTAAAGAGGTTCCCGCCGTAAAAGAAATTACCACAACGCATGGGAAGTTAGAGGCCAAGGTTCCGATAGCTGCAAATAATCAGCGCAGTATGCCGTGGATTCGGCTCATGTCCGAGGAAAACGCGAATACCCTCAAAGAGCGTTATCCGTGGATAGCCGACAAGATCAAGGGTGGCGGAACGAGCGGCAAGGACCAGATTGACCGCCAGATGCGGATTCTGGTTAGGCTGGCCGTGCAAACATCCTCAAGCTCCGGGGAAAGCTGGCAACAAGACGCGACAGAAACATTCACGTGGTATCGTCCAAGCCATTATCGCTCGATAAAGAAGGATGATGTACGCAAGGTATTTAAAGAGAACTTCCCTGATGGTTTGTTAGTCGTTCACGCCGCTGGAGAGTTTGCGTTTTGCCGCAACGAGTCCCTGAATAAGCATTTGAAGGTCATCCACGCGAAGAAGGGTCCAGGGCAGAATCGCAGGGCTATCGGAACAAACTATCTTCCCCTACAAAAGATTCTCAACGCTGAAATCTCGCTGGTAGACCGGCAATTCCGTTCGGCTATTGCAAGACGTTTCCACAATTCAGAGCGCATCAACTCTGAAACGCTGAATGGGCAGATGAATGACCCGGCGAAGAGTACGCCGGTGCTGGTGCAGAACGCCAATGAGAAAATCTCTGATTTTACGGCAGTTGAAAATATTGCACCTGTCAATACAAGCATCATGGAATTTGTCCAATGGCTGATTCAGGGAGCTCCAGAAGCGATGGACGGCGGCGAACCGGCCATGTTTGGCGCTCAGACAGGCGAGAACGATCAAGGGGTATATCAGACAGCAAAACTCAAGCGCGACGCGGCGCGGGGCATCTATGCGGTTCCGTGGGCGCAGATTTGCATAGGGTTGGCAAAGGCAGTGGAGCAGGCCGTCCAGTGCGCGGCCAAGAATCGCATAACGTCGATTCGTTCCAATATACCCGGACAAGGCAAGTTGGAGATTGAGTTAGGGAAGTTACAGGGAGATGCGCTGTGCTATCCAGAGTCGATGGATATTCCGCAAACAATCGCGGAGCAAGAAGCGCAAATGGCGGAATTGCTGGAGAACGGCAAGAACATAGCAATTTATCAGGCGATTGCAACCGATCCCCGTAATTTGACAGTGTTCGCAAACTTCCCATCGCTTACAGGACTTGAAATACCCGGTTTGGATTCAGTCGAGCAGCAACAGGGAGAGTTTGAGCTATTGCTCCAGTCCGGTCCACTGGATAATCCGCAACTAGCGCAGATTCAAAAGCAGATACAAGAAGGCCAGACACACCCCGAAGCGCAGACGCCTGAAGGCCAGCAGGCAATGCAGCAGTTGCAGCAAATGGAGCAGCAGTTGCCGCCTAAAGTGTCGAGCGTCCCTGTAGCTCAGGACGGCAGCGAAAACCACCAGATTCATGCACAGATTGTTCTTGGACTGGTTACCTCGCCAGAGGGAAGAAAGCTCAAGAACGGCGACCCGCAGCAACAGGCGATTTATCAAAACCTCATGCTTCATTGGAAAGAGCATGTGGAGATGAGCCAGAAACTTACTCCTCCTAAGGAAATGGAATTCAAGGGCAGCATGACGGTTGACCCGAGCAAGTACGGGCCGGAGGTTCAGTCCAAGATATTCCAGGCGGCGGGATTGCAGGTAAGCCCGGAAGAGGCGACAGATACCCATGAACTTGTACCGCATGAAGTGACAACCGAGAAAGAGGGCGTGGACGAGCAAGGTGTTCCGGTCAAACAGAAAATTGCAATGGTGAATCCGGGCGGGAAGTTAGGTTGATGGAATCGCTATTTGGCGTAGCGGTGTTTGCGATCCTGATGATTGTGGCGTTTGAGGTTTTGAGGGAATATCTCAAGAAATTCAAGTAAGGCGCGAGAGCGCGGAAGTGAGGAGACATGGCAGATGAAAGCGCAGTAATGGATGCTGTTGAAACCGGCGCAGAGGAAGTCGAATCTGGGGCCGAAGAAGTTGAGCAGGGGCAAGAACAGGTAGACGAGGGCGAAGCCGAAGAAAAAGGCGGCGACAAAGGCCCTTACACAACTCAGTTCTCTCGCGAATACCGGGCGGCGATGAAGGCGCTCGAATTACAGCACCCGGAGCAAAAGAAGTTCCTCCAGCAGGCCCGTGACAACCATGCGCGGCTCTTTGCCCTGACTCAGCTTGAGCCAAAGGGCATTGACGGTGTGCGCGAACATTACGCCATGCTGGATGGTCTTGTGCGCGGCGACTTCAAGGGGCCGGAGGCACTGACTGCGATTCAGGAGGAGCTTGCCGGGGTTGAAGAAGTAGACAACCTGCTCATCAATGGCGATCCAAAAGCGTTTGACGCGCTAGGCGAGGATTTTAACGCTGGACTGGCGAAACTTGCCCCGGCGTATCTTGAGCGCGTAGCGCAAACTGACCCGGCGGCGTTTGAGGCCGCCGTGTTACCACATTTTGTCTCCACGCTGGCCGGGAGCGATCTGGTCAAGGAATTCAACGCGCTGGTGGACGTTCTCAATGCAAAGGACGACCCGCGCTTTGATGATGCCACTAAAATGAAGTTCGCCATGAGCCAACTTGCCAAAATGGGTAATTGGCTCAATGGTTTACAGGCTAAAGTCGGAGAGATTAAGCCCGCTGGAGCGGCGAAGGATACTCAACAGGCTGACCCCCAAAAAGAAATTGAGCGCGAACGTCAAGAACTTCATTGGGAGCGGAGCATCTACCCCGAAGCCGGTAAACTCGTTCGGCAGAAATTCAATGAATTATTGGCTCCTCTTCAAAAGCGCCTAAAATTGACCCCAAAGCAGGTCGATTCAGCCTTTGCCGACTTCAAGAGCAAAAATACTGCTGCATGTGAAGCAGACGCGGACTATATCCGCCAAAAGAATTTCTATCGGGGCCAGAAAAATCCTTCCCCAGAAGCAGTTCTCAACATGGTTCGGGCGCAACTTGCCAAAACAGGGAAAACTGTATTTGAGCAGGTAAGGTCTGAGCGTTGGGAGGGATTTCTTTCTGGAACGCCTAAACCAACTCCGCAGCCCGGAAAAGATGGAAAGATTACACCTAAAGGCCCAGCATCGCCAAACGTCGAGGTTCGTACCGTGATGCCGCCACGCAATGAAATCGACTTCCAGCACACGCCGATTGATTGGATGGCAAGCACTCGACCGGGCGGCAAGCAGTACAGGCTTTTCAGTGGAAAGGTGATTCAGGTTCGACCGGCGTAGGCATTTGTGCTATGCTTTTTGGTAGAGATTGAGTGCAGGCTGTAGGGAGTCCGGGGGCGCAATACTTTAGCGGTCCTCTAAAGACCTTCTGGCAGGCCGGAAAGACGGCCACTAGATTCAGGCCCGTTCTCAGCCGGGTTTCTAAAGAGTAAGCCCTGAATGAAGCAGTTGATGGGACATCAACGCCGGGGCGCGTAAGCGCAGCCGAGCTTTATTCAGGAGCATTAACATGGCAGTACCGATGGTAGAACTGGCCGCAGAGGCCATTGAACTTGATGCGTGGGTACAGGAAATTCCTGATTATCAAGCGCATTTTGACCGCTTTCTCACCCGCCTAGAAAAATCCGCTCACAAAATGGACATCTCCAATAACACCACTGGCGGCGGGTATACCCGTCAGCCGATGCGTGTTCCGTTCCGTGGGCAGGGTGGGGCGACAATCCAGCAGGCAACCGCCGACACTTCCAGCGCAATCTTCATCTGGAATCGCGGCACCGGCTCGAACTATGGCGGCTTTACCGCTGCGCCTGTACGTCTGGTCAACACCTGCGAAATCTCCAATCTTACCATGCAGGCGACCGAGGGCAAGGATCGCGGCCTGGTCAAGATCAAACGCGAGGAGTTGCAGAACTCGCTCAAGGTCTTTGACAATGGTGTGGAATCTCTTCTGCACCGCGATGGCTCAGGCACAATCGCAACCATTACTGCGACCGGCAGCGTCAATAGCACGTCTGGTGGTGGAGTGATTGGCAGTGCAACCTACTCCAGCATCACCGGCATCGATAATGCGGCTGCGCTCCAAGACCAGCAGACTATTACCTTCCTGTCGGCGGTCGGCGGAACAAACCATGGCAGCGCAACCCTCTCCTTTGTCGATCCTGTCTCCAATACCATCTACAGCACTGCCGCATGGCCGGGTACGGCTGGCGGGCCTGTGGCTGGTGACATCATCGTGGTACAGGGCGGCACTGGCGCATCTGCATCGTCTATTCTCGGCAAGGATTACTGGCTCCAGAATGGCAACGTAGGCACCATCGGCGGCGTGAGCAAGGCCGATTGGCCGGGCCGTCTTTCGACTCCGACAATCAACTTCGGCGGCACGGGTTCACTCGTTCCGCAGACCCGGCAGCGCACTGACGCCATTCGCATGAGAGCGATGGGCGACGATTACGAAGCGAACGAGACTGCATTTGTGCTGGCGAATCCCGCGCAGGGCGTGGCACTCTCCAATCAGTTCTACAACCCCGGCTACACCCGTCTGGACGAGGGCGAGAAAGAGCGCGTCCCTGATCTGGCCCGCAAGCAAATGCAGGACACAATCCTTGGTTGGGATGCTGTATGGGCTTCCACCGCTGAGCCAACTCGCATGGACCTGATTGTTCCCGACACCTGGTACTTTGGTGAACTGTTCCCGACCCGCCTGCATGAGTGGACGCCCGGAAACACGGTTGCCGCTGTTCCCGCTATCGGCGT